ATGTGCGGACGATTCACGAACGAGCTGACCTGGTCGCAGATACACGCGCTCTATAGCATCCATGAGCGGCCGGCGACGAACCTGCCCCCTCGCTTCAATATCGCCCCGACCCAGGACGTGGACTTCGTTCATCTGGACAAGGCCGGGAATATGGAGATGGATCGCGGTCGGTGGTGGCTGGTGCCATTCTTCGCCAAGGAGTTGCCGAAGGCCGCCATGTTCAATGCCCGGATCGAGACCGTCGATACCTCAGGTGCATTCCGCGAAGGATTCAAGTCCCGTCGCTGCCTGATCCCGGCCGATGGCTACTTCGAGTGGGTTAAGAACACCGAGGATGGAGGCAAAGACCCATGGCTTCTGCAGCTGCCCGACGGCGCTCCCTTCAGCTTTGCCGGCATTTGGGCACACAATGACAATCTGGGCGTGACGAGCTGCACCATCATCACGGCGCCGGCCGTGCCGGAGATCGCGCATATCCATACCCGCATGCCGATCATCCTTGCGCCTGAAGCGTATGGCACCTGGTTGAACACCGACATTCAGGGCGCTGATGCCAAAGCGCTTCTGCTCGACGCCCAGATTGACAGCCAGCTCGAGTATCATCGCGTCAGCCGGGCCGTAAACAACAGCCGCTATGAAGGCACCGACACCAAGAAGCCGCTGCTCAACTCGCTTTAGCCGGGGTCCTGCCCGAAGAGGGGCACATCAGGGTCGTAAATTGATTCCTCCCAGCTGATGCGCGTCAGCTCGACGGGTCGGAATATTTTCTCGCCACGGTGCGGGAAGCCAAATCCCGTCCATAGGTGGCCACCGCATTTCGAACAGGAGGAAAACAGCCCGTGAGGGCTTCGCCCCGCGCCGTAGACCTGCACGAGATCGACCGACAGGAACACGCGCGTTTGTCGGCAAGGCGGACAGCGAACAATCATGGTGCGATTGTCCGATGCCAGGCCGCCCAAAGTCATCGCCTCGATGGTCCGGCGACTAGGCGTCATGCTCATTTCTTCAGCGGCCTCTTGGCAGTGAGGGCACGCTTGATCTCTGCAGCGCTGTAGTCGGTCAGCGTCTTGATGTCGTCCGCATCGAGACCCAATTCGGCGAGGCGCCGAATATGGGCAGCTGGCGAGAGCTTGATGGCAATGGACATTTCGTCACCTCGCATGTGGCAAGGTTCCGACTCCTACACCGTGAACAGAATGGGAACAAGAGCCTCTAGCTTTCCCCACCCTTGGGCTCGAAATAGCGATCGATGCGGTCGGTCAGACGCTTCACGGCATCATCGACGCGATTGACTGCCTGGGTTAGTCCGCCTTCGGTGGCGAAGGTCTCGGCGGCGTAGAGCTTGTGTGCCTCGATTGACCGGCGCAGTTCATCTTCGGCCACCCTTGCCCGGGCATCTGTGGCGGCGATTTTGACACCGGCTTCGCGTTCGAGCTCGGCCAGCTTGTCATCTCTCTTTTTGAATTCCGCCAGCACCCAGCTCGTCACGCGCCACCATAGCGCAAGGGACGTCAGCAATAGGCCACCGATCCAGATCAACGTTTCCCAAGTCACGGTGCCCGACATTGTTTCCTCATTGCGCCAGGTAAGAGAGACCGGCGCCCAGAAGCGCCGGTCGGTTTAATTCAGCGCCGAGGCGGGAATGCTGGCCCGACCAGCGTGTCACCGTTCGGCATGACCGTGCCGAGGGCCACCGGCAGCTTGGGCGTCAGCAGTCGGTCGAGAATGGCCTGGCCTGCAGCGGCTGCGGGATCGATATCGAATTTGCGGAGCGCATCGGGCACCGAGCTTTCGACATAGCTGCGCGCCGTGGCCATGATCGTTGGTGTGATCGGCTGGCCCGAGACCCAGCCCGACTTCTGAAGGGCAAACAGAATGCCGTTCATCAGCGCAGACTGGAGCGCCGCCCGGTGTTTGGCCTCGATCTCGATCCCCGTACGCTTGTGCAGCTCATTGGCCGCCCAGGTCAGCAGGGCTGTGATGACCAAGCCAAGGGCCGGCAGGATGGCGGCCAGCAGCTGCTGGGTGAAACTGGCCTCCGGAATAGCGCCGACCGTCACGTCCTGGGCGAAGGCGGCCACGGGGGCAATAGCCACGGCCGTGATGGCCAGGCCGAACATGAGGGCGGCAACGATCGCCGCCTGCTTGAGCAGTCGCATGGGTAGTCTCCTGTGATGTTTGGATGAAGGGCTAGGCAGCGACGCGGCCGAGATCGTCTCGGCGCACGTCGAAGGACGGGCATGCCTTGGCGGCATATTCATTGTGGCCGGAAAGCTTGCGGATGCCCTTGTGGCGGGCCATCAGCGAATTGCGCAGATACAGCATCGACCGGCGCTGGGCCTCGGTGCGCGTGTCCATGGCTGTCTTGCCATCGGTCGAGACACCGCCGACATAGGCCACCCCGATGGTCCCGGTATTGTGGCCTGCGACATGGCTGCCGACCTGCCCGACCGGCCGGCCGAGCATGATTCGGCCGTCCCGGTAGATGACATAGTGGTAGCCAATATCGGTCCAGCCGCGCGCCTTGTGCCAGGCGCGAATGTCGGCGACCGTGAAATCCTTGCCCTCGGGCGTTGCCGTGCAATGAAAGATGATTTCCGAAATCGGCCGGGCCGTGTCGAGCAGCACCAAGCTGTCGTCATTGGGCGGAGGACAGGCCTGGGCACTTGAGGGCTGGGCAGCCGGCGCCGGCGCGGCATCCATTGCCGACTTGTCCGGCTCCGCCCTGCCCGGTTTGATCGGCTCGGCTTCGGCCTTGAGCGCCTTTTGCGTCTGCGGGCCAGCCTTTCCGTCGACGACAAGGCCAAGGCGCCTCTGAGCCGCCTTGACGGCACCCTCGGTCTCCGAGCCGAAGTCGCCATCCACATTGACGAGCGCCGCACCAGCGGCGTGATTGATCAGTTCCTGCAGGGCGCGCACGGCAGCACCGTGCGATCCCCGCTTTAGCAGCGTGGTCTTGGCCATTTCAGCCTCCATTGATGTTGGAAAAAGAAAACCCCGCCGAAGCGGGGTATTAACAATGCGATACTGGTGACGCTTGACTCTGGACCTTCGTTAATATTTCGCTAACACCATAAGTTTGGGGGAAATCATGATCTATAAAACTGCCGCTATGGCCTCGTTGGCCATGCTGTCACTTGCCGCATGCGCAAAAGCACCAGAGTCAATCGCTCCATCCTATGTGTCGGAGGTGCCGTATCAGAGCTACACGTGTCAGCAGCTTGGCGAAGAGCGCGCCCGTCTCGAGCAGGCTTACGCGGTGACAGCGAAAGCACAGAATGACGCTCGTACTGGCGACGCTTGGGGCGTTTTCCTCATTGGCATGCCGACTTCTAGCCTGTCGGGCGGCAATGTCGCCTCGGAAGTCGCCAGCCTAAAGGGGCAAATGACTGCCGTCGATAAGACGATCATCACCAAGAACTGCCGGACTTCGCAGCCGTCATAAACAAGCTAATGGGTGCAGTTCCAATCTGCACCCACTCGACGGGAGACCGAATGATCAGAAGACAGATTGCCGTCGCGCTACTCATCCTGGCTGTTGTCCCAGCGGCCGCTCAGTCCAATGGGTGCGTCATCAAGGGTAACTTCAACACACGCGGCGAGAAAATCTACCACGTTCCAGGGCAGAAGTATTACGCAGAGACCCAAATTAGCGCCTCGCACGGTGAACGGTGGTTCTGCAGTGAGCAGGAAGCTCGTGCCGCTGGGTGGCGACGGTCGAAGGTGTAACACTCACCTAACTTCGGTCAGCAGAGGCTCCTGGCAGAAGTGGACGCCGTCCTATCATCTCGACCAGGTCAGGCAAGTTTCCACGCCTTGAGGTCTGCATAAACCTCAGGAGCAAAGCCTGAAGCGCTGCCCAAATTCGAGGAAGATCCTGCCAGGCTCATCATGTGCATGAGGTCGACCGTTGCGTCGGTGCCAAGGATAAACTTCGCCGCCAGCCTCGCTGTGGTCTGCACGCCGTCCGCGCCGTTCTGGAAAGCATATTCGGTCGGCCCTCTGACGACGCCAGCACCGTAGGCTGCGCCATTGAACCTCAACCAGAGAAAGTGCTTCCCGCAATAGTATCCGGGCGCTGTCGCCTCGACATAGTAGGTGCCAGCAGGCAACAGGATGGAGCTCGATGAAAGAGCAGCATCTTCAATCTCGTTGTGGACCACCGTATTCAGGACGCGCTTTGCGCTGCCACCCGCGGTTGCCGGGCCACCTCCTGAGACGTTTACCGCCCTCTCATCGCGGACGTGAAGCATCGAGTAGCCGCCAGTTACCGCCTCCTGCAGCGCGGTGATTTGGGTTTGCAGCGGCGCTGTATCGACCGCGACCCAGCCGCCTGCGGCAGAAAGAAACTTCTTTGCGGCCGCATCGCCAGCCGCTGGTGCAGGCACGCCGCCCGCTTCGCCACCGTCCCCGTCGTCTCCAACGAACGGCCTGAGAGAAATAACCGGTTCGGTGGGGTCAGAGGAATCGACGTCGATCCCCACGCCGTTACCCACCGCGCCCACGGTGCCGGTGCCGCCGGGGCCGCGCACGTCGGCCGCTTGAGCGATCGTCGCTGTCCAGGTGCCGTCGCCCTTGAGGAATTCGCCCACATGGGCGGTAGGCGGAATGCCATCGCCGCCAATATAGCCGGCCAGTTTCCAGACGCGCCGGGCGCCATCGGCGACGATCACCAGCTGCGGTGCCCAGCCCTGATTGCCTTGGTCACCCTTGTCGCCTTTCGGGCCGGTATAGACTGCAACCACCTGCCAGGCGGGTCCTGCAGTCAGCGCCACGACGCCGGAGCGGCCGGCATAGGCGCCGAAGTCGGTGCCCAAGTCCCGCACCATGACGCGATAGCCCAGCACCTCATTCTCGTGGGCCGACAGGTCTGGCGGCCCTGCCACTTCGGCATCGATCTCGTAGCCGTCGCCGGCGTCGCCCCTTGGCGCAAAGGAGATCATGATTTCAGCACCGTCAGCCCAGGCCGAGGGCGCGCCGATCGCAGCAATGGGGATCTTGCGATAGCCACCGCCATCCGCCACGGCACCGATGACCTCGTAGCCGGCGAAGTCGCCGTCATTGGCGGCGCTGCTGAGATTGACCGTGCCCTTGATCAGGGATGAGCCCATGCCCCAGCGCGCCAGCAGTGGCCCCACCGCAAAGTCGCTGGCGCTGATATCGTCGACATACATCATCGTCGCCAGCGTCGGGTCGGCGTGGTTGAGACGGAAGCGCCCCGGCCCCGGATCGGCGTCGGCCGTGGCACTGTCGAAGCGATAGCCCAGCCCGAGGCCGTTGGCCTCGACGACGGCAAGGCCCTGCAGCACGGTGGCAACCCGAGCGTTGAGAGTGCCCACCTGTGTTTCCGCCGGCGTCATCGCCGATATCGCCGTGGCCAGCCCGGCGCCGCCCGGGCCCGCATGCGGCAGCATAAGCTCGGCCGAGACGCTCGATAGCCGCGACTTGATGAAGTTGGACATGCCCTCGATGACGACCGGAGAGCCTGCCGGCGCGGTGATCTCGGACAGCACCACATCGTCATCGCCGTCCCAGAGAGTGAATATGGTTTCCCCGGCGTCGATCGTGACCGTGCCGGTGCAGATGCGGATCATGCTGTCTCTCCTGGGGGAAGCGTTTCGCGCAGCACCGCCTCACCGTCCCGCACCACATAGAGGGTGCGGTCCCAGTGGCCGAAGACATAGTCCGTCGTCTCATCGCACTGCGCATCGACGCCGTGGATATCGCTGCAGGCTAGGGTCTGGAGGATTGTGCCGGTGGCGATGTCGAAGGTGGAGAACAGGATCAGGTCGTTCATTTTTTGGCCCTTGTGACGCTGAAGCGCAGAAATGCAATCATGAGGTCGCTCCCGTTGAGCGTGCGAATTCTGAAGCTGGAAGAGCTGTTGGACCGGCCGGAATAGCCGGCATAGCTCAGAAGGACCGGCGCCCACTGAAAGCCGCCGCCGCCAAAGCGCCAGGTCTTGACGATCTTGCGATCCAGCTCGATCACCGTCGATCCTTGGATGCATTCGAGCACGTAGACCATGTCGACGGAATCGAAGCTCGAGGATGAATAAGCGGCCAGCTCGGCATAGGCGGAAATGGCGGGCGGAAAGTCGCTGGCCGGAACGGTGAGCGAGCCGTAGGTCGCGCCTGTCACTGTGTTGCTGTCGATCATGGCCTTATAGGCGTCGGTGACCGCGCCATCGGCCAGCTGCAACGTCCCGATGACGGCGACACCGATATTCGCCGTGCCGACGACAAGGCTATTGAGAAACCCGGCATTGGCGGCCAGCTCGGCAACCTTGATCCGATCCGCACCGATCGTCCCGGCGACGAACTTGTCACCCGTCATGCTTTCGAAGGCGATGTTCGCGCCTGTCAGGTTCCTGACCACGGCGGTATCGATCTGGACCTCGCCGCCAACGACCTGGAACGGCACTGATAGAATGGCCCCGCTCGTCGAGATGAAGCGCATCCGATCGGCCATGATGTCGACGAAGGACAGCGCCTCGCCAAGTTCGCTGGCTTCGGCGACCAGGCGCAGTGCGGCGTCGGCGAAAAGGTCGGCAACCGAGGCTCGTACCTTCATCAGCACCTGCGCCCGTGCCTGACCCTGGTCGATGAGGCCGGTGATCTGGAATAGACCGCCAGCGGTGACATTCTCGGCGATCTCGACCGCCACCTCATCGATCAGCTCAGCGAGGGCCTTGCTTTCCTCGGCAATGACGCGACGGGTCTGGGCGATTGCGGCCAGGGCCCTGCCATTCGCCGCATTGAGTAGCTGCGTCCGCTCCTTGAGATTGGCCTGATCAAGCAACCCCGTGGTTTCGGCCTGGGCAAGCCGCGTTTCCAGCTCGACCAGGCGCGCCGCCAGCGTCCCGGTACCGCTGCCAACCAGCACGCCGCGCTCATTGCGCAGTTCCTGAGCCAGCTTTTGAAGCCCGACGCTGCCATCGGCCACTTCCGCCGGCACTTCCTGGGCGCCGGTGGTGAATTCCTTGATATTGGTCCAGACGCAGGCGCGACCATCGGCACGGACGGGAATGGCTTTGGCCTTATAGGCGGTGAGCGGCTGCAGCGGCCCGAAGACGCGGTTCGACTGCAGGCGCGCCGACGCAAAATAGTCCTCGCTGTCTTCGGCCTCGGCCCCATCGGCGGGCCAGATGCGGATCATGACCTGATCGACATTGGGATCGGTGATCGGCGTCCAGCTGGCCTTGGCATGCGGGTGCACCGCGCCGCCGCCAGAACGCTGATATGCGACCACGTCGAAACCCGACACGGCAATCGTGCGGTCAGGATCGGCCTGGCCGACGCCGGGTCCGCTGGGCAGCGCCACAAAGCTGTCGCCCGAGGCCGGCACGATCGCATTGTCCCATTGACTGGCAACCACCCGGGCGCCAACGCGGGCGCCGTCCTTCACCACCGGCTCGACGCGCTCGACCACCATCAGCATCGGGCCCCAGTCGCTATCGCGAATGAACGGGTCGCCGGGCTCGAGTACCAGGGCTTTGGGTGCAAAGCTCTCTTCGCGCGTCGCGGGGTAGAATTGCCGCCGCAGCGCGATTTCCGCGCGCAGCTGCGCGCGCTCCTGCAGGTGCTCGTAGTTCTGGTTGAGCGCCTCTGCGCGGCGACCGCCCAGGACGCTTTCCAGGTCCTCATTGATGCGTGGGGTGAACGGCGCCTGGGCCCAGCCGGAATCGTGACTGACGAACTGACCGTGCCACATGGTCTTTTTCTGGCTAACGACACCCTTGCGATCAACGCGGATCGGCTCGCCGCCCAGCCGGTCGATGTCCTTGAGGGTCATGATCGGCACGAGCTGCTGGGCCGGGAGCGGCACGTCGGCGCCGCCGCGCTTGAAGCTGGAGCCGCAATAGCTTTGGTCGATCTCGCGCAGCACGGCGAGCTTCTCCTCGTCGTCGCTGATCTGCCGACCGTATTCGAAGATCGGGAAGGTCTTGTGCGACACCGGATCGTAAAAGCTCTCGTCGCATCGATTGGCCGCGGCGGTGTAGGCAGCCAGGTCGCAGGCAAATGACGGAAAGCCTTGGCCGAGCACCTTGACGCCGTTGACGAAAATCCCGCGCCGGAAGTTGTAGCGGATGACCGCAGGATTGCGGCTGAAGACATAGGTCGAGGCGTCGCCCCATACGGCGCCCGGCACACGCCAGTCGAGGAGGCGCAGGCCCCGCCAGACCGAGCCGAAGCGCGGCACGGTGCCGCCATAGAGATCGGCATTGTAGCGCACGGTGATGATCATATAGGCCGTGCCGGTGAACCTGTGCTGCGCGGTCCAGCGTCCGGCTGGATTGGCATTGGCCACCAATAGCGGGTCGGCCACCTGGCCGGGGGCGCCAGTGTAGTATTTGACCCAGAGATAGGGCTCGCCGTTCACGGTATAGGGCACGACCGAGCGGCCGCGCGGTTCGGCATTGGACCCGGCCAGCTCGACCGGCTTTTCGTCGACCAGAAAGTGCTCAAGGCCATCATGCCAGCCGTGGCCGATATCGATCACCATCTGCAGGTATTCGTTATCTGCGCCGTATTCATTGACATAGGCCAGGCGACCATTGGCACGCCCGAGACCGAAGACGGCGCGCACGGCGGCGCTCTCACCCACCTCGACCTCGAAGCTGAGGCCGCGCTGCGTGTTGACGCCTGCCAACGACTTGCTCTGGGGTCGAAGAGCGCCAGCCAGCAGCGAGGTACCAACGCCAATGGCCAGGTTAAGAGCGATAGTGCCCAGAAGCGGCGCAACCTGTGGCATCAGGGCTCTCCGATGGCAAAACAGCGCCGCAGCGCGGCGACGGGCACATAAACCGGGCCACGATCACTGCGTCCTACCGCGCGGTCGCCCATAACGACGAAGGTGGCGATCGCGGTCCGGCCATCGACCTGCTGGTCGAGAATGCCGCAATCCCCACGCCGGGCCCGCAACAGGTCTATTTCCGGAAACACTGCTTCGAGCACGCCTTCCACGTCCTTGAACCCAAGTCTGAAAAGCTGTTTCCAGGCACCCGCTTCGGTGGAATACCGCTTGAGGCCATGCATCGGGTCCACCCCGGTCATCCCGGCGCACAGCAAGGCCGGTGTGCCCAGGCAATGCGCGGTCGGCGTCCAGTTGAAGGGCCGGGCCAGCTGCTCACTGAGGATCGCGACATAGGCACGCTCCCAGCCCGGGTGGCGCTCGGGTATCGTTGGAGGCTTCCACATGCGAAGTTTCCGATCAGACGACCTTGAAGGCTCCGCAGGCACCGCCGGAGCGGCGCACCAAGCGATAGTTCCCTGGACCGATGAGCGACTGGCTAGGAGATTGCCCGGTCAGAACGAGACCCGTCGGCTGCCAGCCTCCGGCATCGTCCTGGATCTCGAGGACGACAAGGTCCCCGTTGGTTGCGCCTTTCAGGCACACCGTGGCCATCGTGCCCAGCTCCACCGATACCACTGACGATTCGGCCTTCGTATCGCCTGCGGCGAGGATTTCAGTTCTGGTGACGGCCATTGAAGCCTCCTGTCATCGGGCAAGTAAAAAGCCCGGCTCGATGGCCAGGCGGGAGCAGACTTTGATGGTCAGCGGATCAGACGTCGGGATAGGGGACGTATTGCAGCCCTTTCGACGCCAGGACGGCTGCGACATGATCGACCGGTTCGATTTCGCCTGCCGCCGAGTAGACGTGGAACACCGAGCCGTTGCAGGCCGCCATGGCCTCGGCCGCAGAGATCACGTCATTCTCTCCCCAGACCACGCCCATCGGCAGGATGGGCAGGTCGCCATTCGTCATTGCCTGCAGCATGGCGACATCGCTACTGGTCGCGCCGGCGGCACTGGTGAGCCAGTGTGTCGGCGGGGTTTCCGAGGTGGCTGCCGGATCGATGGCGCAGCATTTGCGGGTGAAGTTCTCTGGCCCCCAGCCCATGGCAGCAAAGACCCGGTTGAGGTCGTTCCTTTTGGCGTCGGTGACGAGCGCGATATAAGGCAGGTTCATGGCTTGCTCCTATGCAGCTTTGAGGCGATTGCGGATCTGGTTGAACAGGGACTGGGTCAGTGCCGAACGTCCGGCGATCAGTTTGCCGATCGTGCCGCCGAAGTGGTTGGTGGCTGCACCTGAATTGTTGATGGCCCCAATTCTGAAGAGTGCAGCGGTGTCGGGCACACCGGATGGCGCAAGAGTGGTGGTACCGGCCGCAGTGAAAAGCGTTGCCACGCCAGCTTCGAAGCTGAGAGCGAACACCTCGGTCTGGCCGCGCCAATCCACAGCATCGCTCAGCGCCGAGATCAGAGTGTCTCCCACGCCGCCGCCGAAGTTTCCGGCCGGGTTGAAGCCGAGGAAGAAACGCCCGCCAGAGCCACTTCCGATTCCGCACACATACTGATTGGCGGAGATCACAGGCGGGACTGTCAGCAGGCCAGCAATGAAGTTGGCCCCGGGCCCGGCCGAATATGTAGACAGCAAGTTGTCGTCGCTGCCGTCAAACTTCGCTCCACCCACCTGGCGGCTGGGCTTCAGATTGCCGTTGGCCTGGTTGGCATAATGTCCCGGCACTTGCTTGACTGAGACATTATCCACCGCGCCGGCAAAGCCGATGCCAGCCAGCTGCAGTGCATTCGTCACGCTGGGGAGCATAAATGCGAAGTAACTGCCCACCGCATTGAGGCTGGCGGCCTGGTTGCCGCCCGACGCACGGTAGACCCCGATGGCGCCAGCGGTCCTGGTCACCACTTGCATGGCAATGTAGTGCAGCTTGCCCGCATCCATGATCTGCGTTGCGGTCAGGAGGCTGCCGTTCGAACCGTTGGCCAGGGCGGTGCCAGCCGAATGGCTCCAGGTCGGATCGGCGGTCCAGCCGGAGAGGTTGCCTGCAAACCCGCCATTGACCACGCGCTCGGCCTGCTCGCCGAGCATCTGCACGAAGGTCTTGCCGTTCCACAAACGCTGGCTGAGAACCAAGCCCATCGCCTCGCCAATGTCGTCTGAAACTATTTCCCCGCCAACAAGCGCGGTCAGGCCTCCTTGGAACGTCCTGTCCGTCTTGGTGAAGTCAAAATAGAACCCATCCGACTGGGCGGCCATGAAGGCATCGAACCACGGACCGCCCCCTACGTTTGCCGCCGCAATGATCGCATTGAATTTGACCCGCACCTGGACCAAGCTTTCGCGATCAGCTGCGAGAGGCAGGCCGACATCGACGGCGATCTGGTTCATGCGCATGCGGCGTTCTCCATCAGTGGTCAGGTTGGGATAGGCGGCAGGACCGAACCAGGCATCGACGGCCTCCTGAATGCGGGCCTTCCACGGCTCGCCGTTGACGATCGGGAGCAAGGTCATGTCAGCGTTCCTTCCGGCCGGCGCCCGAAATTGATCTTTTGCCGTTCCGACGCCGCCACATGTTCGAAGGCCCTATCGGTTGGGTCGATCAGGGCCTGAAAGGCTGCATTGGCTGTCTTGCCCTCGATGTCGCGCTGCATGATGTCGGGCTCCTCAAGCACCAGGGATCGAATCGGTTCGCCCCGCTCATCGGTTTCGATCAGCATCTGGTCCATTGTCCGCACCGCCACCTGTTCACGCAGGATGGGCGTGCCATTCTGGTCGAACCAGAAGGTCGACAGGACGGCCGGGCGGCCCTCCCACTCTTCTTCGTCGATGCTGGCGCGCACGCCGTCGTCAAACGTGTTGACAGCTATGTCCGACCCCTCCGGCAGATAGGTCTCCAGCACCCGGGCGGTGATGGCACGGCTTTCCAGCCCCAGTGCGTTTTCAGGCACCTCGATGGCCACCAGCTGGCCACTGCCGAAATAGGTCGCGTCGCCCAGCGGCGCACCGTCGCTCCGGTCGTCGCGCCACCAACCTGCATCACTCCAGAGATCCTCTCCAGACAGGTCATCGGCCATGGCATCGTCCCAGAGCATGGCATCGTCCCAGAGATCGCCGACACCGACCGAACCGACTCGCCAAGGTGGCAGTACGCCCGAGGCATCATCCCATCCGAACTGCCCTTTGACCCCGATCACCAGCCGCACCACGCCACTATCGAAATAGAGTTCGATGGCATCGCGCACGTCGACACGCCCGGCGGCAAGTTCCTCGATCAGCTCGGGAGAGTGCGGTTTCATCAAACCGCCTCCATTACGCTGAAAGTGATTGCGGTCGGCTCGCTCGCTTCATGGGTGTCCCAGCTGCCGGGCTCCACCATGAAGCGCAACACCGGATCCTTCAGCTTCACTACAGCGGCCGGGGCCAGGAGGCCTATCGGCAGGCGCGGTGTCACTGCAATGTTCTGCGCGATCGCGCTCGACACGATCACGTCTTCGGCCACCCAGCGATGCACCACGCTGTCGCCCTGCAATACGGCGACACGGTCGCCGGCGCTCAACACTAGGCCCGCCTGCATTCCACCCACCCGCAACGTCCGCTGGTCCGGAACGTCGACCAGGCTGCAGTCGCCGATCAGCGGCCATGTCTGCGCGGTATAGGCGCCAGGCAGACGGTGCCGCGGCGGCACCCAATCGACCCGCAGGTTGAGGTCGACGCAGCGGCTGAGGAAGGCCAGGAACTGCGCATGGCGATTACCTCCCTGCCAGGGCTCCAGCTTGATCGTCGTCAGCGACCCGCTCCAGAACGGGTCGGACTTGCGAGAGGTCACGACCAGCCCACCCTCACTGCGAGCAGAGGCGACGCCAAGGTCGGGCAAAACCCCGATTTTGGCGCTGCCGGCATAGGCGGGAAACGGCACCGGCATCAGAAGCCCGCCGCCCCGCGCCGACGCGCCTCGTTCACTTCGTCCCGCACGATCAGGCGAATGATGTCCTCGCCATCCGGTCCGGTAGATCGTTGCTCCTGAACTGGCGCGCCGCGAACCCTCTGGTCTATGACTTGCACTACCACCGGAGCGTTGCCGGTAGTGAAGTTCTGGTTTGCCGCCATCTGCATCGAGCGGCGGCTGTCATAAACCTGCTCGCCGCCGCGGAAGCGGACCAGTTCGGGTCCTTCCTCGCCCACCCAAGCAAAGCCAGTCGGCGCGGCATTGGTACCGCGGGCGAACAGACGCGGTCCGGTAAGGCCTGGGACAAAGCCGCCAGCAGGAATGCCGACACCGCCAACGCCGATCGTCCCGAAGCCGCCGCCGATCGCCCCGCCGATCGCACCGATGAGCAGATCGAAAATGCCATCGGCTGCCATACCCAGAGCGCGATCGGCGATCCTGTTTAGCGCATTGGCCCCGGCATTGGCGAAAGCATCCCAGAGGCTCACGCCGTTCATCAGCTCTTGCTTCAGATCGGTGAAGAAGCCGCGATTGACCCCGCGATAGAATTCCATCGTCTCGGCCTGGCGTTGCTGCGCCTCGCGTACCTGCTCCATCTGTGACTGCAGGGCGCCATGCTCGACGGCCATGGCATTGATTTGCGCAATGACCTCCGTCGTGATCGGGATGCCGGCGGACTTGGCTTGGTTGAGCAGGTCGAAGGCAGCCTTCTGCCGCTCTACTTCGTAGGTTGAGCGCCCCAGAAGCCGCATTTCCAGTTCCGTTTGCCCCAGCCGCTGACGGAAATTGTCATTGGCCGACTGCCACTGGTTGAGGCTTTGTTGTCCCGTCTGGCTTGCCCGCATGGCATCCTGCCGTTGACGCTGCGTGGCTAGAGCGATGGATGCGGCCTGATGCCCCGCGGAAAGTTCCGCACGCCCATCCGCTGTCAAGGTCGGGTTGGTCAGGGCCTTTTGGTAAATGTCGTCAAGGATCTGCTGTTGCGTGCGCAATTCGGGCGTGAGCCCCTGCATTGCTTTCAGCGCACCTTCGACAGAATTTTGACCAAAGAAACCGGCCAGAGCCTCATCGACACTGAGGCCGGCAAGTGCGTGGGACTGTGCAATGAGATTGTTTATCGCGTTGCCGAACTGGATGGTCTTGAGCGCGCCTTGCTCCATTTCATTGATTAGGCCCTGAATGCTGAAACCGGCAAAAGACTGCTCGAGACCGTTGAGCGACGAGCGGACCGTGTCGAGCCCGAGATAGAGTTCTTCCGCCGAGATCGATCCGGCGGCGAACTGCGCGGACAGCCGAGAAAGCTCGCGTTCCGCTGCCGACCCGATTCCATCGAAAACACTGCCAACGAAACCGGCGCGCTCTCGGAATTGTTCAATTTCGGCATCGATCTGGGCAAATTGACCGTTCAACTGGTTCGCCGCCACACTTGACGGCATGCGGGATGCTGTCGCGACGAAAGCAGCAACGGCAGCCTCGGCGGCATCGTAGCCCGCCACTGCGGACGCAAGAGCAGCGCTATGACGCTCCAAGAACTCTGACGCATTCTCGCTTTCATGCTTCAGGCTCATGAAAGTTTGGATGCCCACCGCCGTCAGCGTCGTGAACCCGATCGTCAGCATGGAGACCGGATTGACTAGTGAAACAAGGGCGCTGCCCACGCCTGCTATGCTCTGTTTTAGGGTCTGTCCCGAAAAGGCCTGCGACAGTTGCGATCCCTGCTGCAGCCCCACCTGCCAGGCCGGCATGAAAGGCGCAGTAACGCCAACGTCGAACAGCTGAGCCGCGATATTGCCGGTGTTGAACTGGCCGCCATTCATTACCCTCTGCTGGCCGCCCTGCTGCGCATAGCGTGCATTGGCGGTATCGATCGCGTCGGCCAGTTGCAATTGTCCACGAGTTGCAAACTCGGCGGCGTCGGCCATCCTGCCATACTTGGCATAAAGCCCGTCCAGGATCGCCCCCGCGCGATCCATGGACACATTGCCCGTGTCGATGCCGCGGCTTAGCGTGCGCAGCGCCCTCTCGAACGTCTGGCTGTCACGGTAGCCCGAAATATACTGACGGCTAAGGCGCTCTAGCGGATCGGCAGACAGCGCCACCTTGCTCGATGTCTCGGTCACAGCCGCCCCGACGGCCCGGCTCGACGCCGCCCCCGCCTGGTCGGCTGCAACCTTTGTCGCCATGCCTTTGCTGTAGCGCGACGCATCGAAGTCCGCCGAGACGCGGAGTTCACGAAGCTGGACGGTCATCTGTCTTGGACTTTCGGTTTGCGGCCCGTAGAGCCAGCCATTCGTCGTCGATAGCACTCATGAAGTACTCGAAATCGGGCCAGTCCTCCGGCCCGATCCCTTCGGCCTCGGCATACGCTCTCAAGGCCAGGTAGCTGATGCCCGTTTCCCCGCCGAAGGCACCGTAATTGCGCTCAAACTGCAACCTGCCCCAGGCCCGGAAGTAGAGGCCGTGCCAGTCGCGCGGTTCAAAATCGGGAGCGGCTTCCCCGAACCATCCGGACTGCAGGTCGTCGTCCGCCTCTTCAGCCGCGACAGCAGCTATCCAGTCGTCGAACTCGGCCGCGCCTTGCCGCTCTACTTGATGGCGGAAGGCGCGCCGGAGTTTCCCGTCTCGTCCTCGAGATATTCGGCTTCGCTCTGCCCGACCTGGTTGGCACACCATTCGATGGCATTTACCACTTGGCGAAAAGCCGGATCGCGGAGGGTCGAAAGCGCAACTTCCGGAGAATATTCGACGTCGAGGCCGCGCCAGCCATGCAGCAGATGCCGGGCATAGAGCGCGCCGACCACCTTGGCCCGTTCCTCTGCGGGAATGGGTTGACCCTTGTATTTGCGGGCCAGGCGCGACAGCGCAAGATCGCGAGCCGCTGCATAGGCATGCTTGTGGATCGACGAGACGTTGAAGGCGACCCCGGGCCATTCGGGAAAGTCGATCCAGTCGCCCTTTTCCTCAAGCACCAGGTCGACAGCAAGGGAGGACAGCTTGACCGTCATTTTGCTTTCTCCGCGGTGATCGCATCTTTGCGCAGATGCCCCTTATCGGCCAGGAGCTGCGCATAATCCGGAGGCACGGGCTCGCTTTCGATACCGGCGCGGAATTGCATCTTTTTGCCGAATGGATAGCCGGTGAAATCCTCGGCAGGCACTACGGTAACGCGCTTCTCGGCCATCATGCCACCGCCCGGGTCAGGGTAGCCGTTGCGGCCGATGAGCCGTCATAGATGGCCTGGAAAGGCACATCGATCATCACCGAACGGTCGCGACCCTCGACGAGCGGCGTGCCATCGAGCAGCTTCATCCTGGGCAGGGCCAGCGTATATTTCGAGCCGCTGATCGAGCCGAGCCCCAGCGTCAGTCCGACATCGCCATGCGCCTGCATGGCATTGTAGACGTCCAGGCTGCGGAAATAGGCGACGAGATTGCCCGACACCTCGAACCGGCCCATGCCCAGGCTGTCGATATCCTTGTCGCCGATCGCGTCGTTCTCATAGAGGTTTGATCGCACCTGCAGGTTGACCGTCTTGCACTTGGGCTGGTCGGTGACCCCGCTCATACTGAGCGCCCCGACATGGGCCGATGCGTTCATGACCGGCGTGCTCGATGCGGCCGCATAGGTCGCCCCGGTGATGATCGACGTCGTCGGCGCCGGGCTGGCAATGCCGCGCAGGCCGAACGACCCCTTGATGATCTGCCGGCTTTCGATCTGCAGGTCCATCGTGTCGACTTCCACCCCGCGATAGCGGATGAAGCTGTCGGTGGCGCCCTGCTCGAAGGTCTTTTCCAGCGCCACGCTCTTATGCGTGAAGCCGTTCTTGAGCACGTTCGTGGTCCAGGCGCCGCGGAACAGGCTTTCCAGCATCAGGTCATAGGTGCCGTAGCTCAATTCGAATGCCAGCGGCCCGCTGACGGAGCGGCCGACATCGCTGATATCCGTGACATTGCCATCGCCGCGGATTTCGTCCGAAACGGCCGTCTGCTTGGCGTATTTCAGCCCCTCACTGACATAGCGCAGGGTCTGCCAGGTTGGCGTGGCGGGGATGGTCCCGATGACACTCTCGGCGATGATCGCCAGGCGCGTCTGGGAGGCCTCTGCATTGGGCATGGCTGGTCCTCTCAAGAAAAAGGCCCCTTTCGGGGCCGGTCGGTTTCAGATGCTGTCGCGGTACCAATCGACCATCAGGGTCATCCGGTAATAGTTGCCGTCAGCGGCGCCCGGTTCGCCGGCGCCGATCGACATTTCGGAGAAGTGGATGCCGTCGGCCACCTCCACCTCCTGGAAAAATGCAGCCAGCTGCTGCGCACACTGCCTGGCTACTCTGGTGCCGGTGTTTCTAACCACCATCACATGCGCGCGGATCTGCCCCTCTTCGCGCCAGATATTCTCGCCCGGCGCGCCGATGCTGGCCTGGCCGAAAAAGTCGCCGAAGATCTCGATGAAAACGAAGGCAGCCGGGTCGTCAGCCAGCGGCCAGTCTTCGTTTTCGAACACGATCGGCGTGGCGGTCCATTCGGCCTTGAGATAGTCCTCGAGGCCCTCGAAGGCGGATGCGCTCGACATAAGCTACACCAGGTTCATGATCAGGGCGGGATAGGCCAAGGGCGACCCGGCCTGTCGGTCGCGGCGGCGACCTGAGCTGCGTTTCAGCCGATACGGCACGCGCGGGTCGATCCCGCCGCCGATGGTCAGGAATCGGCTTTCGAACCGGAAGGCTCCGTTGGCGCCGAACCGCCGCGTCATTGCCTTCCGCGCCTCGAAGAAGTGCCAGTCCGGCACGCTCATCTGCATGGCACCCACCTCGATCTTGCGGGTATAGGGCTGGGCGTTGAAGATGATCACCTCGGCCTCGGCCGGGATGGCGTCGAACTTTGTCACGCGCTGCTGGTCCGCCAGCACGATGAAGGATCGAGAGTAGATACCACTGCGCACCGGGCTGCGCTTGACCAGCTCGGCAAGCGCAGCGGCGACAACAACACCCCACCACGCGAAACGATAAAGAATGGGGCCAGGTGCATCGACGGTCTCTTCAGCGGCACCCTCGATGCCGCCCACATAGCGCGTATAGTGCGCAGTCCCCTGCCCCGAAGCGATCGCCTTGGCCAGCTCGGCCTTGGCAAACCGCGCCAGCTCCCGCGAAATCTCTTCCTGCGCCATGTGCCCAGTCGCCAGCACCAGGTCGCGGTCGAAAGTCTGGAACGTACCCATCAGCCCCGCACCACGAGATTGTGCCGCACGATCACGTCGGCCATGCGGACGGTCTCAACGCTTTCGACGTTGAACCGCTTGCCCGCGATTTTCACCGCACCGTTGCGTGCCGGCACGAAGCTCAGACCTGTGGGCGACAGGATCACGGACCTATCGCCCTGGTGTATATCCCCGGTCAACTCGTCGGGCTTGAACCCGCGCACGAAGGCGCGCACCCCGGCCTCCGCAGTGCCGGTAATGACCACCACGCTTTCCCCATGACGCGCGAGCTGCCGGTCAAGCGCCGCAATGGCTTGCGCCGGGCTCATAGCGACCGGACCTTCAAAGGCTGCAGCAGCATGTCTGTCGCGGCCTTGACGACCGCAGTTGCCGCTTCGGAGACCGTATAAACCGTAGAGCCCACGCCTTCGACATCCTCCTCGCGCAGGAAAAGGCTCTGGTCCCCTAGGGATTTGAGATGCAGAACGCCGATAATGACCGCCTGCTTGGCGTTTGCCGGCACCTTCTGGGCATCATATCCGGCCTTGTATGTGACCGTGATCGCGTCGTCGGCGCACTCGACGGCGGGAAACGAGAAACCGGTTCCGAACAGGCACCGGTTATCCGAGCAACGGTAGAGCGACTGATCAACGGTCTGCTCCTCCCCAAGCCTGTCCCGATAGGCAACACTGTCAATTACGACGACGGGCCCGCAGGGCAGTCCTATCGCCCGCTGCCAACTGGGCACTGACAATGCGATCGTCTGTTCTCCGAGCGATCGTCTGAGCCATCCCGTCGGCCCGTCGATCACGGCCTGAACCCCGGCGATAAGGGCGGCGACACGCGTATCGGCCGGATCGTGGTCGCCTGGAATGTCGGCAGGGACGGCGATCGGTGCCGGTCCATCAATCACGCGAAGGGACATGCGCTTCTCCGAGCAGCGACCCGACAAAGGGCCGGGTCGCTAGTTACTGCAGCTACTTGTCGACGGCAGACTTTTCGATGTCGGCCAGGTTTTCGGCGACGGCCTCGCTGCCGGACTTGTTCGGATCGTTGAAGTCGATCCGGTTCTGGTCCGCCGAGGTGTCGGCGCGGGGATCGGTGTCGAGCGCCGCATGACCTGCAGGAATGCCAGCGGTCTGCGCCGGAGCACCGGACGCCTCGAACTGCGATGCAGAAGCTGACGATACATTACCGGCCGATTTCGACGCCGGTGCCTTGGCCTTTGCGGCTGTCTTTGCCGGGCCGCTGGTCTTTGTCATGGTCATGTCCATAACTCCAAAATGGTCTGATGAAGGCCGGCAGACCACCCGCCGGCCTTTAGGCTTGGTGGCAGCGGTCAGCTGTTGGCGGCGATCTTGAGCGCCCGCATCGTATCGGGGTTGTCGACGCCGCCACCGACGCGCTTCGTGGTGTAGAAGTGCACGAAGGGCTTGTTGGTGAAGGGGTCGCGCAGGACGCGGATGCCCACACGATCGACGACAAGGTAGGTCTTCTGCATGTCGCCATAGAGCGCCGCGATATTGCCCGCCGATACCCCCGGCATGTCAGGGATCTCGACGACCGGTTCGCCGCCGATGGTGGCCGGCTGGCCCTGGGCGAAGCTGGGCTGCCACAGGTAATTGTTCTGGCCGTCCTTCAGCTTGCGAGCCGCTGCCTGGGCACCTCGGCTGGTGAACAGCTTGGCATTGGCCTTGTATTCACCAGGCAGATCGTAAAAGAGGTCGATGAAGGCATCAGCCGTGAGCAGGTTGGCATTGCCGGAATTGACGACCTTGATGGCGCCCCAGGGATGGCGAGCGGCATTCGCGGCGCCCTCGACATAGGTCAGGATGCCGTGGGGCTTGTTGGTGCCATTGCCCGAGAGGAAAGCAATGCCTTCCTGGCGTGCAAACTCGGTATCCACCTCGTCGCCCAGCCAGGCTTCGAGATCGATGGCAGAATCGTCCAGGAGCTGCTGCGAGATCGCGGGGTTTGCATAGATTTCGCCCAAGGGGAAATCCAGCGACCCGAACTGCGGCGTGCTCGTGGCTGGGCGCGACGCGGTCTCCCCGACCCAGCCCGAACCGACAGCGCGGTCGGTATAGAGCCGCTTGAAGCCCGACACAGTGGTGGTGATCACGCGAGCATGCGCTCGGATCGGCGAGACCAGCTTGAGCTTGCCGGTGATGCTGCGGTCCCACTCGACCGGGGCCAGATAACCACCATCGGCATCTGTGCCCTTGGTCATCGCGGCCTGGACATCACCCTTGCGCATATGCGCCTTGAAGGCGGCGACATACTCGGGGTCGGCGGGAAGGTCCCCGATCACGCCGGCGCCGACACCGGCTGCGGCGATCTTGGCATTGAGATCGTCGATGACGCTCTGGAAACCATCGATCGAAGCATTGATGCGGTCGACCTTTTCGTTGAGCAGCACATCCGCCTTTTCGCCCTTGGCGATGCGCTCATCGTTCGCCGCCTTGAACTCGTTGAAGGCGTTCTGGACTGCGGCGATCATCGCCTTCGGGTCGGTGCTGTCGGCACGAGGCATGATGGAGACTGCGCGGGGCACAGGGGCAAGCGCCGTCGAGCCCGCCAAAAGGGCGAGCGCGGTAGAGTGCTTCATTTGAAGCTCCTATTTTGCTTGGAAAGAGGCGAGAAGCCCGGCTAGGCCGGAGTAGTCGTCGGCAGCGCCTGGCGTGCCATCCTCAACGGCAGCGCCGGGCGTGCCCTTGATCTTGTTGATGCTGGCGCGCGCTTCCGTGCGCGAACGGCCAGCCGATACGAGAGTGAGTTCGAGTGCCCGCAGCTCGTTGACCTTGCGGTCTTCGGCCTTGGCATTCTCGTCGACGGTCATGGTGTCCGCGGGCAGCAGTGCATCGGCGAAGCCGCGCTCGATGGCCATTGAGCCCGACATGAAGGTCTCGTCGTCCATCCACTTCGCAATCTTGGTCTTTTCCTGCCCTGTACGGGCGGCATAGACCTCGACGAGTGCCGTATCGAAAGGCTCGAGCCAGTCTGCCGTCTCGCGCATGTCGTGACGATTGCCGGCCGCGACGACCCAGGTGTTGTGGATCATCAGAAACGAGGCCGCGCCGATTTCGATCGTGTCACCCGCCATGGCGATGATGGATGCGGCCGAAGCCGCCATGCCCATGATCTTGATCGTGACGGCCTGTGGATGCTCGCGCAACACGTTGTAGATCGCGATCCCCTCGAAGACGTCGCCACCCGGTGAGTTGATTTGGCACTCCACTGGACGGTCGCCGATGGCACGCAACTGGCTGGCTACCTTCTTGGCCGTGATACCGCCACCAGTCCAGAAGTCCTCGCCGATAATGTCGAACATGGTGATGACATTGTCGTTGCGCGACAGCGCGCGCACGCCCGCCGCGTCGGCAGCCCACTTGTCCATCACCTGGGGCGTGGTGAACGCGTGAACGTCACGGTTCGCAGGCACCGGCAGTGCACCTGGACGAGCTTTGTTCATGGGCTTCCCGAACATCGGACCAGACGGACGCGAAACGGAGCTGCCGATTATTGTTGCGCCTGGACGACCAGGCCGGACGGATGGCTTATTCGTCATCGTCAGTCTCCTTCTTGGCTTTCTTCTTCGTTGGCGGCGCCGGATCGGGATCTGCTTCCAATGGCGGGCCTCCGTTGTGACCCATCATTGGATGCGGCGGCGCCTCCCGCTCTGGCAGGTCCATCGTCTCGCGGACTTCGTCATAGTGCATCCATGGCTGATGCCCGCCGGCCCCCATTGCCTTTGCGAAATAGTCAGCCTGGTCTTTCAGCGAGCCGCGCAGGAGCGCGCCTGGATTGAATTTTGCCTCGTAGACGTCGGCTTCCTCGTCGGAGAGCAGCGACCGCTCGATCGCCTGCTGCCACGCCTCGAACCAAGGCCCCAGGGCGTAGGCGACAAAGAATTGGCCGAGTGCCTCGATGCCCGAACCCCAGCTCGTTTCATCGACCATGAGCAGAGGGCGCGGCACGCCGGTCACGCGCCCGATTTCCTCGACTTGAAGCTTGCGCAGCTCATTCATCTGCGCGTCTTTGGCTGTGGAGCCATATGTCTTGTATTCAGTGCCGCCTTCCAGCAACGGCGTCTTGCCCGCATTTGCGGCACCTGAGAACCGTTCTTCCCAGGATGATTTCAGCCTAGCGAATGCCTCTTCGCTGAGCTCATTCGGGGTGCTCAACGCACCGTCGATGAACGCGCCGTTCTTGAAGATGCGCCCTGCGGCAAGCTCGGCACTCAGCGCGAGGCTGATGGCCTCCCGCGCCTGCTCAACCAGAGAGATTCCGTGAATGCCATCAAGCGACAGACCGCGGAGGTGAAAGATGTCCTTCGCCTGGTAGACGATACGCGCCCCGCTTTTGGGCTGATACTCATAGGTCACTGTCCAGTTGTCATGGAACTTGACGTCCATGCGCCGCGGATCGAGAGGGACCATCTGAGCGACTTTGGTTCGGTTCGTCCGGATGTCCTTAGACCAGACGATTAGTGCAAAGGCGTCCTTGAAAACCAGAGCGCGCAGCTGCATCAGGGCCCTGAAGTCGAAAGCGCTCTGCCATCCATTCGGCCGGCGATGCAAGACCCGATGGAGGCTGTGTTCTGAGGCCCGCTTCTTGGTGTCCTTGTGGATGAGCGAAAGCGGCAACATGCCGATGCTGTTCGAAATCAGGCTGCAGGCCCGGTACATCGCCGGATTGCGCAGGGCAGTCTCGGGATTGATCGTGAAGCCCGATGCCGTCATCAGCCCGTCGCGCAGGAATTCGATCGCGCGCGGGTCATCGAGCGAGACGAAATATCCCGTTTCGCCTGTTGAGGCCTGCGGCCTGGAGCCCGTCGGCTTCGAACGGCCGAGCCCGATCAAGTCGAGAATGCCCATGGGCTAGACCATCCTTATGCCGCGCGTGTCGTAGGGCGACCGGCGGAACGCTTCGGGGTTGCGGCTCATGAGCTGCGCCGCGTTGAAAACGGCGATCAGCGGGTCGATCTTGGCCTTGCCGGCCATCTGTTTGGTGATCAGGACAGCATTGCCGCGCTGCTCGACCTTGGCATTGCCCACAGCCCAGGCCATCAGCTTCTGCCCGCAGTGCCAGAACGTCCCGTCCTTGAGCTTTCGCTCCATGCCCCAGACGGCGCCAGAGAGCTTGTAGCCCTGCGAGACCGCCGCCATCTGTTCGTCGCTGATGCCGCGGCTGGACAGCTCGTCGACCAGGGCAGTCACGCCCATGGGATCAAGGCCGATCGCACCCTTCTCCGGCAGCAACCCCGCGTCCATCAGCCGTTCGCAGATATCCGCGACCTCTTCTAGGTCCTGGGTCGGCATCGAGCAGATCGTCATCTCACCGGCCCTCTCGAAGTCCCGCAGCGTCGGCGCGATTTCCTTTCGCCGCTCCAGAACGTCTGTCTGGGCCCAGGCATGGCCCCAATGGAGCCATTCACGCGTCTGCCGGTCCCGGCCAACAACCCCTACGCCCAACAGGTCATCGAGCCCGCCACCGTCGATCCCGACAACGGCGACATCGGACCGCTCTATGATCTCGTCCAGCGTCAGTCCGTCGGCCGCCGCACCTTCCCAATACGCAGCGCCAGCCCACCGATCGCGCCGCAGCTTGAGGCCGATCTGCACGTTGAGATGCTTCGCCAGAAACGTCTGTTTGTCCTCGCCGGCCTCGCCCTCGCCCCGCAGGACCTTCCGCAACTTGTCTTCCAGCCAAGAACGGCGCACCGAGCGCCCGATATTCGGGTTGGTGACGTAGAAATTGTCCGGATCGAGATATGCCTCCGCGTCCACCAGCGCCTGGGGCCACTCGTACAGCATCCCAAAGGACCGCTTGTCGGCGATGATCCCATCCCGTACGTCGCGGAAATACTCCAGCCTATCCTTGAACACGCCCGCGGGTGCCTCATCGCTGTGGGTCGAAAGGTAGATCACGAACCCCTCTGGCTTCGACACCAGGCCGCCGGTCGCCTCGTCCAGCATTGAGGACGCGTTCGCCATCTTGCCGAAGAGCCACAGCTCGTCGATCAGGACGAACGCGGCCTTCTTGCCCGACACGGTGTTTGCGTCCGCCGCGACGACCTTCAGTTCGGCTCCTGTAATCAGGTGTTTGATCGTCTTTTGATGGTCGATCGGCTTTAGGATCTTGGCCAGTTCGGCATCGTTGCGCACCATGTCGGCGGCCGGCTTGAAACTGTTGTTGGCGACCTCCAGCGTAGGCGCCAGGATCAGCAGCTCGGCGGAGTTGCGCCAGTTGCGGATCAGCGCCGTTACCATGATGCCGGCAGCAATAGTCGACTTGCTGTTCTTCTTGCTGATGAGCAGCATGAACTCGGCGATATGTCGCGTGATCGTCTGGTGCTCATAAGCGCCAAAGATCGCGCGCACGAAGTCGAACACGAAACTTTCGCACGCCTCACCGAAAGTCGGCATGCCAGGCGCGTCCACGATGCGCAGCGATTTGAACACCGCCAGGGCCGCGTCCGCCTCTTGCGGAAACAGCGGCTCGAAAGGCACGAGTGACTTCCGTTCGACGATCCGCTGCTCCCAGTCAGTGCAGGCCGTCGACCACTCTTGCATCAGTTGAGCTTCTCCGGGGGCGCTGGCGGCGCGAACAGTCCTGTCACGCTGGCCGCAGCATCCTGCGCCATTTCCTTCTTGCCCTTTTTGGGCTCGCTGGTCGGCTGGGACTGATGTCCCCGGTTCTTGATGGCTTCGGCCAAGCGCGCCAGGTCATGCTTTTCGAACTTGGCATCGAGTGCCTTGATCGCGGCGACATTGCCCTCGTCGACCTGGTCGAGCAGCGCACCGATCAGCTTTGCATCCGCCCGGGCCCGCGCCTCCGCCTTCGCCTTCAGCTCCCGAAAATAATTCTTCCGCAAAGTCGGCGGCGTGATCGACAGGGCCGCCGCGATCCGTTCAATCGACCAGTCGAATGCCTGTAACATCATGACCAGCCTACGTTTTTCCTCAGTCGGCACATGTGGCGGTCGGCCACGTTTGCCAAACCCCTCCGGGATCGGGTCCCCGAGAAGGTCAAAATCCTGCGCCATCAGAAAAAAATCTCCGCGTGACCCCCATGCCGGTCAGCGGCCCCGGGGTTCCCTAGACTTTCGACCGCCCCCCCGGTCGGTCGCTGGTCAGTCCCAGCGTCCGGTCGGGATGGCCTGCTCTTCGGCCTGGATGATGCTGTCGTGGACCGACTTGGCCACGGTCTCGATGTTGCTCATGTCCCAGAACAGAACCGGGTCGCCGCGATGCGGGCGCTTGTGGTTGGCCACCGGACTGCCAGGCGCCGGGTACTTGCCCATGACGAGCTGCCCAGTCCGCTGGCAACGGAACGCGTCGCGGGCGAACACGGCAATGCGCAGGTCGCGCCATCGCTTCGTTCGGTACCAGGCCCGCCATGGCGCAGCATCGTCGCGCGCCTTGTCGCCGGCCTTCTCGTCTCCACTGGCAAAGCCGATGCGCGGCGCCATTGGCTGGACACGGGACGGCAACGTCTTGAGCCTGCCCATCGCCACACCCCGGAAACAACAAAGGCGCCGCGGGTTTCCCGAAGCGCCTGTCTCAAGACCTGATTTGGTGTGGTGAAACTACGTCAAGTTTTGCGGAGCCGTCAATGGGCTATCTGCGATCTCCCATGGCCGCGCTGCAACCTCTGGTCCAATCGCCTCATGGTCGACCATCTCGCTGTTGAGCAGAGACACCAGATCGACCAGCCCATAGCGCCAGACATCGTAGGCGCGGCGCGCTTCCTCGACGTCATCTGGGTCGTTCCCTTCAAGCACCGGCCGTGCATAGCCGATGAACCCACGCTTGGTGTGCGGGTCGAGATACTGCTTTTTCGGATTGCCATCCTTGTCGACCTGATCGACCCACCGGCCAGGTCCATCCTCGTACCAATCTGGCCGCGTCGCATTGCGTCCATGCCGGATGATGAGCATGCAGGCATCTGCCGGCAGGGCCATCACCGCATCGTAGATCACCGCCGCATCCTCATGACACTGCACCGCCATGTGCATCGCCCCGGCCGACGATGTCTGCACCCTGCATCCCAAGGCAAGGATTTGCGCCAGATTGCTTTCCGGAGACGCCTGCAGCCCTCTGGGCCCCGCCAGCCGCGCCGCCACCGCCTCGATCTTCTGGTCCCGGAAGGCCCAGATCACCAGGTCTTCCACATCCATTGCCTTTGCCATTCTGGCCTCTAGAGGGTTCTAGAGGGTCTTGTTTGACCCTCTCTCGAAGAAAAGAAGAACAGGAGTATGAGGTTAGAGAGGATGGTGAGGGTGCAGAGGGTTGCCCCGTAACGCATGACCAGATTTCACCCCGATAATGAGGGTCGGGCACCGCCACCCCACACCCCTTCTATGTATAGGCGAGAACGAACCTCACGACCCTCTCACAAATCGCGCAAACCGTTGAAATAGCTGTTGAATTTTAGCCGAGAGATTTGCATTCACCCTCTCGACAAACCTCACGACCCTCTATCGCGCCGCGACAGCGGCGAGAGGGTCGTGACTTCATTCTTTTCTGCTTGTGGGGGTGCGGGGCGCGGGGTGCGGGGCGGCAAAGCCGCCCGCGCAAGACCCTCTTGGCGAAGGTCAGGCCCGGGCGTCGCTAAAAGCCCGGGTCATCAGGATCGCGCTTGGGCGGGGAACCGATATCGGCCGCGTGTCCAGGCACGTCGAGCAGCTCGATGTCGAGATAGACGTAATAGGCGCCACGCTTCTTCTTGTGGCCCAGCTCGACGAGCTTGTCGCCGAAACTGCGCTGCGACGCGGATTTGAGGCCGTTGATCTTGCACCAGCCCTCATAGGCCTCATAGAGCTTGCCGGCCTTGACCTGCTTGCCCGGCGCCGCCTGGATGGCCACCTCGGCAAAGACGCTGACATTGTCCCGCTCCTCGCGATAGTCCGCCGTGAATTCCTTCACCGCGGCCGGCACGAACGGCTCGAGGCGCTGCCCGAGATAGAGCAGCATGCCCTCGATCAGCCAATTGAGGATACCCGATCGCTCGGCATCGAGCCGCGCCGACAGTTCGGCCGGCAGCATCTTTTCGCTTTCCGGGATGGTAACGCCCCACAGGATCAGCAGCACGCGCCGCCAGATGCCGTAGTCCGTGCCCGAGATCGCCGGCTTCGAATTGCCCGACAGCATGGGCGTGAACTTCGGCAGGAACTCGAAGAATTCCTTGTTGAGGAAGCGCGCGAGGATCTTCGAGCCGCCGGTCAGCGCCTTGATCAGTTCTTCGCGCAGCGGCGTGTTCTTGGGCAATTCCTCGATCGTCACCAGGCGCGCATTATGCAGGCGCGCCACGTCGGGATTGGCCTGTTGCCCGGCCCGCTGGCCGTCGCCGGTAATGGTCGCGGGGTCGGCGATTTGCCGATAGGTGCCGGCCAGGCGGCCGATCAGTTCGAAGAACGCCGATTTGCCGTTGGCGCCGGTACCGTAGTGATAGAACAGCCGCTGCTCGTCATTGCCGTCGCAAAGCAGCGCATAGGCCGTCGAGACCTGCAGGAATGTCCGCATGGCGGCTTCCGGCTGCACCTTTGCAAGGAACTTCTCCTTGAAGAACGGCGCCTCGGCGTCGGGGTGATATTCCACATCGGCGACGTTGGTCAGCATATGGTCGCGATCGTGTTCGAGGAATTCGAAGCGGCCGATCATGCGGCTGCCACCCTCTGGCTGGTCGGGGTCGAGTTCGCGCCAGAACCGCAGCGTCCCGTTCTTGACGTTGAACAGCATGGCATTGGCGTCGAGCCGGTCGATCGGCAGCGCCTTCATGCTCTTGGCCTGCTCCAGCATGGCCGAGGTCTTGCCGGCATTGCCCGACGTCACCGCCCAGGCACGGCGTTTGCTGCGCTTGCTCGAAATGGCCGCGCGCACCTTCACCGCCTTGATAATCACGTCCTTGTCGCGGCTCGTGCGCTTGTCTTCGGCCTTCTTGGTCGCTTCCTCCGCCATGTCGAGCAGCTGGCGCTGCGACGGCGTCGCTTCGATTTCGAGCGCTTCGAGCTTGATCTTGTCGACCACCTGCTGGGCATAGAGCCTCACCTCGAGGTCGGCCTCGTCTCGCAGCCAGTGCGTGCCGGTCCAGACAAGCCAGCCGAGACCCACGACATAGCAGAGGCCGCCGCCGAACCAGATCACCAGGCGCTTGCCATTGTCGCGATCGTTCTGGTCCCAGCCCGCGCATTCCCTGGCGATAATCCGGTCGAGTTCGCTGATGCCGCCTGGCGGCAGCTCCATGTCGTCATCGGGATAATCGACGATATCGGGATCGTCGGGGCCGGGATGGTCGGCATCGGGCGCCGGCGGCGCGTCGTCCTTCGGCTTGGCCTTGCGCCCCCGCTTCGGCTTTTCGGCCGCATCCTTGCCACCCTCGACCAAGGTGAGCTTCACTGTGGTTTTCTTGCCCATGGCCTTCTTGACGGCCTCGGACTTGTCGTCTTCGGTATCGTCAGACATGGGGACTTCTATGGACAGACGGTGGAGAGTAGCGGCAGCGATTGCTGGGGGCGTGATGCTGTTGTGGTTCGTAACGTTCTTGACGGAGTGGCACATCCGGACGGGATGGCAGCAGTGGTGGATAGACGGCGCTATCCAAGCTTGGGCAAACTTCGCCATGCTGGGATGGGTCGAAAAATACCAAACCTTGCTTGCTGGAGTTCTCGCACTTGGCGGCGGTGCGGCTATCGTAGCGGCGACAATGCTGCAGAGATCTCATCAAATCGCTGATCGACGAGATGAAGACTATAGGAGAACTTACTCGACCATGTGGAGTTTGCGGCGTGCTTGGGGAGCTGCGCGATTGCGACTTCATCGCGGTGACGACCTTGGCCGCGTGGCCCAAGTGCTCACACAAATTGAGATTATCGCAGGCGGATTGCCCTTCAGCGCCGACCACGTCGGCCAAAGGCTCGGCTCCCTGGCCACTATCGGAAACACACATATCGACTTGAACCAGCAAAACGACGTGCTGGAACTGCATCGGATCATCTTTGTCGCTTGTACTTACCTCAGCGACCCCGATCGCCTCTTCTTCGATGGGCAACTCGTTCACATTCCGGCTACGATCGACAATGAGGAGGACTTGGCGGAAGCAGATTCGCTTCAAGTCTTTGACACAGAATACATTTGGGTCCACGACCTTCTTATCGACCCACGACGCTGACCTCATGACGCCACCCTCACCAGGTCATTGAGGTCTTTCCCCTCGCCCACGGGCTCGACATAGCGCACCAGCAATTCAGGCAGCTCCGGCCGCCCCAGTCTTGCCGCATCGCGCAGCGCAGCGGCGCGCTTCAGGCCCCGCGTCACCTTCTCGACTGTCTTAGTCTCCGGCTCGTCGCTATCGCAGAGATAGACCAGCTCCTCGCACCAGTCGGGCGGCACGAAGCAGTCGAGGTCATCCATGTTCGGCTCGGCTTCCTGGCGCTTGCTCTGGAAGTCGATCCAGGCCTTGCCGGCCATGTTCCCGAGGTCGACACCGGCCCAATAGGCAGTGCCGGGCTCGAAATTGTGCCGCAGCGCCGTCAGGGTCGTCTCAATGCCCTCGCCCATGACGATGCGCGTGGCATTGCGCGGTCCATAGAGCCGGATCGCCCCGCCTTTCTTGCTGCCGCGTACCTTCTTGGCCGGCAGCGGTGACGGTGAGCCGTCTTTCTCGGTCTTGTTCGGATGGGTCAGCGCCACCTTGCCGTTGGCACGGCCAAGGTCGATCCAGGTCTGGTGCACGGCCCCGAAAGTCCCATCGGCCAGCACCACGGCCGCCACCATGCACGGCCCGGTATGGATGGTCGGATAGGTCTTTCTGCCGTCCGGACCCTCGGCCTCGACCACATAGGGATGCGCGAGGATTTCGCGCAGCACGATCCGATCGAGCTTCAATCCGTCGAGACCGCGCAGCGCCAGGTAATCGACGACGCCACCCTGTCCGGCCGCCACGGGTGCCGCGGTCCGCTCCCAGATGGATAGACCCTCGTTGATCGCCCGCAGCCGGCGCTTTTCTTCCTCGGCCGCGCGCTCCTTTTCCCGGCGCTCGGCCTCCTGATGGATGCGCGCCTGCTCTTCGGCCGAGACCGGGTCGGCCACGGTGCGGCCAGTGATGATCTCGCAGGCCTTCACGAATTTGACGTTCTCGGTCTTCATGACCAGGTCGATGATGCCGCCGCCTGCAAGCCCGCAGCGCCGGCAGTTGAACGTGTTCTTGCCGGTATGGATGGCGAAGCGATCGGTACCGCCGCACACCGGGCACGGCCCGGCCTTGTCCACGCCTGGCCCTAGCTTCCAGCCTTTGAAGTCGGCCCAGCTCCAGCAATCGACGGCCTCGGCCTGCTCTTTGAGCGTCTGCAGTTCGGGGGATAGGGTCATGCTGCCCTCGCCAAGCGGTCGATGTTCCCGCGCTCGACGGTGAAAGTGTAGGCGGCGACCCAGGGGTTCGCGGCCCACGATCCGCCGCCGTTGATATGCTCCCACAAACCGCCGTAGCAGTCGCCGGCATCCCAACCCGAAATCACCTCGCCATCACCGATTGCAACATAGTGGCGATGTGCATCCGCCGGCAGCGACGCTTCGAAGCTCACGCCTTCCTCCAGCGCGTCCGCCTCGCTGATATCCTGCAGCCGCTCGACCCGCACATCGGTGACGGTGAGTGTCAGGCGCGAGGCCCAGCGGGGCATGTGCATGCCTTGGCGGAAGCGGCCGGTGCGTGAAATGGTGTTGGGCGCTTCATCGGCGATATATCCGATAGGCTCCGCCCATTCCTGCGGAAGGTCGCGCGGCGCTAGATGATCGTGCTGGCCGCCGGTGCGCCAGTGCTCGCGGACATAGAGCCGGTCGCCCTTCTTGTATCGCTGGGCGTGCACCGCCGCGACCGGGGTAGATAGGCGTCGCGTTTGCGTCTTGGTGCCAGCGATCAGCGCGCGGATCATCGGGCCGGAAAAGAGAATGGACTTGTCGCTCATGCTGCCACCGCCTCGCGGAAATAGCCTTCGGCCTGCAGCACGCGGAGCAGGCGCCGGCCCTGTTTCTGGGCCGAGGCGTCGACGGCCGCGATATTCGCCATTTCGGTGATCGTGCCTTCGGGCCCGTAGAGCGCCTGCTGCGCCAGGTCGAAGCTGGAGCCGGCGGCGAACAGCGGAATGCCTTGCTCTTCCAGCTCGGCCAGCAGGTAGAAGACGATGAGCCCGAACTTGGCGCAGCTCGTCTCGTCCTCGAGGAAAGGCGCCATCACCCGGTCATAGACCGACCAGGATCGCCGCGCGAGGCGCCGCACCTCGGCATCGGTGCAGCCAGCCAGGTTCTCGGCTTCGGCCGCCTTGAGCCAGGCGGTCAGCTGCGCCGCCTCGTCCGAGCCCTCGGCCATGCCGAAATGCACGACGCTGAGCAGCAGCCGAATTGGGATCAGGCTTTCGACAATGTGCCGATCGCTGCGATAGGCCATCACGAACACCCCGTCGTCTGGCCGCAGGCCTCGCAGACGAGGCAGGAGCCGTTGCGCTTGACCTGCATGGATTGGCAGAAGCTGCAGGGGTCGCCGACATAGCCGGCGCCGCGCGCCGCTTCCCGGCTGAGGGCAGGCAGCGGCATCGACACCGGGATAGCTTCCGAGGCGAGCAGCACGGCCGGTGGCGGCGCCGGGATCGCCTCGAAGACCTCGGCCACCTGTCCCGCATCCCAGGCGATCAGCAGGTCAGTGGCGGCCACGACATGGCCATGGCCGTTGAGCCAGGCGAGGATGGCATTGCAGGCGGCCATAGAGCCCTGCTCGAAGCCGGTATCGTGGCAACGGCGGGTGAGTGCGGCGAGGTCGGTCAT